AGGTCGGAAGTGGCTTAGACCAACCTTCGTAGGATATCATATTATATATACTAGGAGGGTTATTATGGCAGATGATGTTATCAATCGGATAGAGAAACATATGGAAGGGAATACCCTGGCTCTTTCGGCGGTTGCTGAAGTCTTGCAGAAGATGGATGATCGCTTTGTGCGGGATGACGATGTTGCTTTTGCAAAGCAGGAAGTAGATGAACGGAGTGCTATGGTGAAAGCTATTGCTTCGGAAGTCTATGGTATGATGAAAGCTGACAACGGCATGGATGTAGATGGCTCAAAGGTACGGTCTGGTACTAAGATGAAGGGTAGGGGTGAAGATTCCGAATCTCCAATAAATCCTACCACTAAGATTGCAGACCAGCAAGCTACTATCCAAGCTGCTGACGACGAAGACGACGAAGAAGAGAATGGTAAGAAGAAGTTTAATTTTGATAAGAATCGGGATGACGAAGATGAGGATCTAGACAAAGAAGGGAATGGTGCAGCCGAATATCCTAAGGGAGAGGAAGAGGAAAAGAAGAGTGTATACAAGGGCAATGATAAAGATGAGGAAGATGAGGATCTAGAAGCTATGTCTAAAGAGTTGGATTCTTTGAGGAAGCAGATAGCTAATACTGAATCCAATATGCAGAAGGCAGTGCAAATAGAGTCGGAGCAACGGCTTCGGAAGATGGGATTTAGAGAGGAATTGGGTCTACAAGCCCCCCAAATGATTAGCCCACTGGGAGTTGATGGGACTACGCCAATCGTAAAGGGTAATAGCTCTGTTGATACGGTTGACCAGCTAGCGGGAATGTCTTACAAAGAACTGCGTAATCTCCAGGCCCAGATTGAGATGGGGGACACTGAGGGGGTACCACGGGAATTGCTGGGCGGTTAGGGTTAATACCCCTACCAACCATAGATTAAATTTTAAAATAAAGGAGTCACACTATGGCTAATCCAAGTCTATCAGAATATCTAGCACAGTCACAGCGTGGTCTGTATCAGTCTGTATTCGGCCCTGAATACTTAATGAAACAGTCTTATTTCACTGTGGACAGTGCTACTGGTATTTTTAATACAACTTATGGACGCAAGGTGTGGCAAGCTTTGAACAACCAGACTCGTTTCTTCAATGCTATCCCAAGGGTAGTTTGGGGTAATACGGCTGGTTGGCGTGTTCGTTCAGACCGTGGTTCTGGACGCTCTCGTCCCGTTACTGAAACGGGCACTCTCCCAACAGTGGATGTCTCCAATATTGAAACGATTTCGAGCTTGCCTCGTATTGTTTCCACGACCTTCGGTGCTTCCGTGAAGTCCGTCTTCACGGCACAGTTGGAAGGTGGTATCGGAGATGTTCTCGCAATGGAGAATGAGAACTCTCAGCTTGACCATATCAAAGAAATCAATGAGGAATTGCTGGCTGGCAGTGCGTATATTACGTCTGCTGGAGCAACAACTTCCTTCACAGTACCCGCTAGTATCGCCCACCACTTCAAGGTTGGTGATGCTGTATCAATGAATGATGCTTCTGCGGCATTCGACAGAACTGGTGGTTCTGTTGTTTCTGCGGTTGACCTCTCCACTGGTGTTGTTACTGTAGCTACTGGCACCACTTTTGCAGATGGTGACCTCGCCACGATTTATAGTCGTGCAGGGTTCACCTCTCTCGATGACATTGTATCAGAAGATGCTATGCTTGTCGGTGGTGTTACTGCTGGTGCCAACGTTAATGCGTATAACCTAACTAGTGGTCGTACCGCTGGTCAATGGAACGCTGCTGCTAGTGTGCAGTTGAACAGTGGTACTGGACGGGCTTTGTCTCTAACCCACTTGGACACCGCTATCCAACGGATACGGGAAAATGGTGGAGAGCCGAAGTTGATTCTCTTGGGTCACGATCAATACTTCAACCTTGAGCGTTTGTTGAATTCCAACCAACGTTACATGGGTCAGGAAGAGTATCAGGTTGGCGTAGGTTCAGAGCGAACCTTCCCAGGTACTCGTACTGGTTTGGTCTTGGCTACTTACCAGGGCATTCCCATCCTACCGGATGCGGATGTGCCTAAGTCTGTTGCATCGAATGATGCAGTCTTGGGTTCCAACATCTACGTGTTGGATACTGACTACATAGAAATTGCAGTTGCTCAACC